ATTTTGTTTGTTCCGTAGCGTTATTCAATAAAGACATTATACGCTAAAACCGTCCAAAAGTCAAGAACTTTGTTAAGTCGTTGATTCTTAACGGTAAATGGTTCTGCGCAAGTATTCGTTGAACATGCGGCGCACGACGTAGGAACGTGCTATGGAGATAACTGTGAACCACACAGCTATTTCCACGTTGGTCCAGAACGGAATGTGAATGTCGAACAGAGGAAAAATGTAATATTGGCTTGCGACGCCAACGCCAAAGCCTATTAGGACATTGACGATAGATTCTACTAGTGAGCCTAAACGTGTCTGTGACATTATGCCTCCGGTGGCTTGGATGCGTTACCTTTGTACCAACCCGACCCCTTAAGGTCGAATCCTCCGGGCGCCGATAATTGTTTTACAGCCTTGCCGCTACAGTTAGGACATTCAATGTAAGTAACGTCGGACTTTATGATCTTCTCTGTAACTTTTTGGCAGCTCTCACATTTGAATTCGAATATTGGCATTATGTTTCCTTTTAGCGAAAAAGGGCGACCGAAGCCGCCCTTTTCATTTTTACAAATTTGCGGCTGATTAGAAGCTGTGCTTCATACCAACAGCAGCACCTTGACTGACTGTGTCGCCAGTTCCGGTTGTCGGAGTACCGAACAGATTGCCCATTGCTGCGACACTTGACCCGTTGCGGTTATCAACATACTGGTAACCTGCGTAGATGCTTGTGCGCTTGCTTAGGTCGTATGACCCTTGGACACCGTAGATATTGGCTTCGCTGTTAGCGACGTCATCATTTACGCGACCGTAAGCAACAGCGACAGTTGCCTTGCCTAGCGGTACCGATGCGCCGACTGCGTACATGTTTGTATCAAACACGCTCGAGTCTTTTGCTTGTGTGTCGGAATACGAACCGAATACCTTAGCAACCCCGAAGTTAAACGAACCGCCGACGAAGTGACTGTCGAGATCAGAGTTGATCGGAGCACGAGCTAAATTCGAAACGTTTGAGTAAATGTACCCAACGTCGAACGCGCCGTAGTTGTATCCTACGTTAAGCGACAAAGCATTTTCTTGATCAACACCGCCTGCATGTGGCAAAGTTGCTGCGTTGGTTGTGCCGTCAAACGAGTAAGTAACACCGAAGTCGAACCCAGCGTAGCTATGTTGATAGCCGGCTGTGCTGCTTAGGAAGCGGTCTTGTCCGTATAGCGAAGTAAGCGGAGAGAAAGATGTCTTGCTCATTGCGTCGAAACGACGTTGGTAAACGCTCTCTGTTGCTTCTAAGCGACCGGCTTTGAAAGTGCCGTACTTTGTTTCGAGACCAAGTGACTGCTCGTTTGCTGCGTCGATACCACTGTTGTTGGCTACGTTGATTGCGTAGTCAAGGACAAAGACTGCCTTTACACCGTTGCCAAGGTTTTCGGATCCTTTGAATCCGATTGAGCTTGGGGTCCAAATACCAGAATAGATACCTGACTTAACGCCTGGGGTTCCAGTAACTTGTTCCGAGTCGCTATAGGCGGCGCCAACGTCGAGTGTGCCATAAATCTGAACGTTCGATTGGGCATAAGCGCCTGTCGATACTGCTAATGCTGCTAGTGCTGCGAAGAGTAATTTCTTCATGTGTGAATCTCCTTTTGTGAAAGTTAAGTAAGTATTTATTGCTTTGCTGCTCTGCCGCAAATTATACAATTATATCGTAGCGGCCAGAGTTAACTGCGGTTAGCATGATGTCGATTGGTGTAACGTTTTCGGCCTTCAACACAGCAGTCATAATCGCTGGAGAGAAGCCCGAAACCAATGCAGTGCCCGAATCGTTAATCGTTACAGGGCTGTTTCCGGACCGAGCGTTCAAGTTCCAGAAGATGATGTTCGGCAACTTGTAGTTAGACTCAGCATACTTACGGCGGATCATTTCAATCGCCGAATCGTCGTGGCGTACACAGTTGTTGAACTCCATATCTGACATAACCAGGATGTATTCTGGCATGTCGGCTTCTGCGACCTGGTTCTGCTTAGCCACACGGAGAACTTCTTCAAACGCGCCGTGTAGGTTAGTGCTCATATCCCACTGTGCGTGTGACAGCTGGGTGTACTTCGACAGAATATCGCCGCGCAGAACTTCGATCTTGCTGTGGTCGCTAAACGTCAAGAAGCAATCCTTGAATGGGCCAGTGTTCTTATCTGCCAGGTAAAGACCAAGGCTGACACAAACATCGAGGCAAGACAGGTTTTCGTTTCCGCCAACCTTGCTGCCCATCGAGCCAGACACGTCGCACATTGGCAATACCATTGCGTCACCAATGTAGTTAGGCAGAGCATCCCACTGCGCCTTAGCAACAGCGGTGTCACCAAACTTGATAGACTGGATGACGTTATAAGGGTAAACGGCGCTTGCGTTGATCTTAGCCTCGCCGGTTTCCAGCGCAGACTTGTAAGCACCATATGCTTCTGGTGCGTGACGACCGAACGCCTTCTGGTAACGAGCCGCAGCAACACTTGGAACGTGTCCAAAGTTGATGTTATCCCAGTCGCCAGAGCACATTGCTGTTTCGACAACCTTCGTCAAAGCAACTAGCGTCTTGCGATAGCCCTTTGGGGTCAAGCCAAGGTGGTTACGCAGTTCGACCGAAACGTCGCCCTTGCGAGGCATCCATTTTGCGCACAGGCCGTCCTGACGGACAAGCAGGTGTTCCTTGACCAAGTCAAAGGCCAGCTTCTTACCTGTAGCTGTCTTCAGCTCGAGGATGTCGTCCCAACGTCCAAACGCAGGCCCGACGTTGATCATCATTGGCAGTTCATTCGGATGGTTTGTTTCGATGAACTGTAGCAGGTTGCGGAAAGTCTGGCGTTCGCCGGCTCCACCACGAGCGTCACGAGCCCAAGCAACGATGCGGAGGGCAGTGGTGCGATCTTCCTGGTACGCACGTTCGAAGGTGGAGGTAATATCCTTACCGCGACTTGCGCCGATCATGAAAAACAAATCAACACAGGCGCTCAGACTGGTGTCATTCGTTTTCATACCGTTGTTGGTACGAAGGGTTGTAACAGTCTTCTTTGCTGCGTTAGCGAATGTTGTGTTTGTCATTTGTTTTTCTCCTTTTTAAGTTCTTCTCTTTTTAGCATCCAGCAATGGCCGAGTAGGTTCTTACCTTCCCATTTACCATTGACTAACTGCGCTCCCCAATACAGCCCTGACCCTTGTGGCCGTGCTGTACAATCTTCTACTATTTCTTCGTCTTCTGTGTCAAGTAACGCACCTTGTAATTCTGGATGCTGCTCTAACTTTAACTGAAGGCAAAGAAGCATATTGTCGAGATCTTGCTCCGGCGTTGTTGAAATTAGATCCCTGTATTTCTTCGATTTCATTTTTGCCGCCATAGGCGACTTTTGCGAGCGTACCTCATCAAATGCCGCCGGTACATGCTGTAGGCGCAAACACTGAAAAAGGTGCTCAGTTGTTTTGTATTCTAGACCCTGGTAAACAACACGGTAAGGTGCCATGTTACCCATCCAGCCATAAGTTTCTCTTACGCTGCGAAATGCTATTGTCATTGAACTCTTTCAGGTCGATAGTAGTTTAATGTTCTACCAAACGCCGTTGTAATGGTTGCGGAAATCGGCCTACAAAACTTACAGGATAGTTGTGCTACATTTTTTACTTGGTAATCGCCTCCAAGTTCGATATGACCTACTTCAGACCACACTTCACAGGTGCAAGCACCTCCATGCGGAAAGTTTCGTCACATCATCGCAGTTTTATATTGGTTGCTGTACCTATCCTAATTTTGTGTTGATACTTACATTTCATTCTCTATAGTTAGTTTATACGCGGACATATTTAAATTAAATATTCCGACACTTCTATCTAATTTTACATTCTAATATTATTAAGTTGTTTCGTCTGTTCCATAACTGCCAGGTGTGCTGCTTTTAATATTATATTATAAGATGTTCGTCCTGGCGTTTGGTTCAGTGTTTTAAAACACAATAACTACATGCTACACTACCTTGGTATTTATAGCAAGAGTCAGTATTACCAAAATCATTTGAATCCCAACGTGTTTGCGGGCATGTTCTGGTTCTTTACGTGATGGTCCGGATGAAGGATCCACTTGCTGCCCATACGCTTGATACAGGCTTCTCGTTTAGTGTCGAGACTTTTGCGAAGTTCCTTGAGCTCGCTGTCTTCAATCTTAGGCGTGGGTGTTACTTCCATTGAAGGGTTAAAGATATCATTCCACATACGTGTTAAAAGCATCGTCTTGTCCCTTTCAAAAAGTGTTAACAGGATAGTCTGGATTAAAATTATTTAATTTTTTATGCAGGGTGCATATGGTCCATCCCTGCCGTTATCCCAAAGAGTTCTGCTCTGAGACTCATATCTTGTATTCTACAAGCCTATCCGTTTCATCGTTCCTTTTACAAGGGTTACTTCTACGGCATTCTATAGTTGGGTTGGCTGCTGTACCTATCCTAATTTGTAATTTATTTATGCTACGGTGGCGAGCAAGGTAGAAAAATCTCGTATGCCTTGCTTGGTCAAAAACATTTGCCCAATCTTGCGTTCTTCGTCTGGGTTCTTAGCAGTTGCTAAGGTAGAAGTGAGCACCAGCTCGAACAGGTCTGATTTTGGAACCGGAGTAACCTTAGCAGTTACTTCGTAGTTGGTGCTTTTGATAATAACTGTCTTCATCTGCTTCTCCTTAGTGTGAACGTATTATGCGCTCTTTATTAGCAGAACGCAAGTATTTTGGTTAAGTGCGTTTTTTGCCGTGGTGGATAAAATACTGTTATGAAATCCAACGAATTTATTAACCCGTTAAAAGGAAGTGGGACCGGACAACAAAGTCCAGTAGGGAGTAAAAATAAGCCGGCTCCTAAGCAACAAGTATTACCAAATAAGTCACCTGTTTTGTCTAAGAAAGATAAATAATAATGTAGTTCGCGGGACGGCAATCCCCAACTACTCTACATACGAAAGGAATATGCAGCAATGACTATTATTTATAAGCCAACCTGGCTTTACATTAAACAACATAATCAAACCGGCCTAAAATATATAGGAATAACAACCCGTGACCCATTTCGGTATAAAGGTTCTGGGATCAGATGGTGTAATCATCTAAGAAAACATGGCAACGATGTTTCAACTCTTTGGTGCCAGTTATATACTGATAGGAATGAATTAATTGAAGAAGCTACTTCATTTTCTCGTTCGCATTGCATAGTCGAATCTGAATGTTGGGCAAACCTAATGCCCGAAACAGGTATTCCCGGAGGGGGCATTAAGGGTAGAGTAATGTCAGACGAGACTAAAGAAAAATTGCGTAAAGCAAACACTGGACATATTCATTCTGAAGAAACTAAAATAAAATTACAAGGCCCTAAAACGGACGAAGCTAAATTAAAGATGCGAAGATCTAGCGCTCGTAGAGGAAAACCGGGCACATTCAATGGTAAGCATCATACAGTCGAAGTTAAGAAAAAGATCGGAGATCGTTATTACCCTACCGGAGAAGAACATCGTGAATCAAAAGCTGTGGTTATAAACGATAAGAACTATCCTAGTATAACCACAGCTAGTAAATCACTTTCTGTCCCTGCGTCGACGTTAGCTGATCTGCTAAAAGGTCGAGCAAAGTCTTCTAAGAAATATCCCTGGATAAAATCTATAACTTATTTTGAATGATGATCAACCTGGTCTAGCGTTACTGGATACGATCTAGCAAAAGTAACAGCTTCGTCTAACGAGAACGGTCGAAATTCTCCAAGCAACTTAAACGCATTATCGACCCCTACATCGAGTTGATTACAGCTGACCTTCATTGAACCATGTGAGTGCCCGTAAAATTGTAGACTGCCATAGTGCGATTCATTCCACACCCTCATTGAGTAGTGGCACAGGATGATCTTTTGCCTTTCGCCGTTGTTTGACTCTGGTGGCACATTCAGCTCGTATAGCAGCCCGAGATCGTGGAAGCCAGCTGACAGGATTGTTTGTTGAACACCCCTGTCGTGATTGCCCCAGACGATGTGTTTCTTGCCGTGTAGTCGAGAAAGCATGTGGCGCAGCTTGTCGTGGTTCATAGAATGCTTCTTCAGCAGTGACACATCGCCGGTATGGTACACCATATCGTGTGGTCCTACTACTGCGTTCCATCGCGTAATCATTTCTTCGTCCATCTCGTCTGGGTCAGCGAACGGTCGCTTACAGTACTGGATGATGTTACGGTGCGAGAAATGTGTATCCGAAGTAAAAAAATATTTTGGTGCTGTCATTTTGATATTTGTAATAGTAAAAAGGTTTGTATTTCTCCAAGTTTGCCGTAATCGAATCGTATTAGCTTATATGTGCCTGCCCAATAATAGCTGCGTTTTTCTTTTACCTCAATCCATTTCTTAGCAGACTTTTTAAGATGCGTAGTCTTTAGTATCTCTCCTGTATCTTTATCGTACACCGCCCACATTATCGTAATCCTAATTTAATCCAGGATTGCCATTGTTTAAGTTGCTCCTTGCGGATACGCTTGTAATCAAACATGGCAGTTTGCCAAGTCTTTTCATAAATATAGCGTCTGGCCTCACTCTTTTTCTTAAAGGTTGGAGTCACAATATTACCGGTAGATCTATGATAGGCAATCCACATTATCTTTTACCTTGTAGCAGTTTCCACATTTGCCATTCTTCGAGTCTGGTTATATCAACCTTGTCGATTTCGACAGATTTAAACGGCCAGTTCTTATAGTTGTCTCGATAAAACTTCGCGTCCTTTTTCAAAGAGCATCGATGTAAAATCTTTGTTGTTTCGACATTGTACACAACCCACATCATCGAATCACCCTTGTATCTTTAACTTGGCGGTCACTGTAAAGCTTCTGTCCTTTTTCTCGAATGATGTCTGCTGCGCATTGCGGGTCAGCGTCGAACATTCCTCTAATGTCATCCGCAGTAATACCAGTTGATGCGGCAATTGCGTAAACTTCGTAGAATCGCTGCGGATTAAATCTGGCACGAAGCAGCATCATATTTACAGCTGATCCTGCTTTATGGGCAGCAATGTTCCCTTTAAGGATGTCGAAGGTATCTTGCCGCTCAAGCTCAGTCACCGGGATAATTCCCTCAAGCCCTTCGCAGCAAAAGCTTACAACAAAGATGTCACCGCTGTCGTCTTTCTTCTTTTTGCCCATCATTTCGCCCATTTCATTAATGCCAACGTGATTAGCTTCTCTGCTGCTGCGCGGCTTTTGAATTTCCAGTTGTTAAATTTACCACGGTTATTATTTGGACTGAAGTGCGCTTGCAGTTCTTCTTCAGTTGGCGCACCTACGTACATTCGTGGCCATTGCCAAGTATCAGCATAAACTGTCCAGTGTACGCGACCGTTAGTTCTGCTCTCGTGGCGGATTAATCTGATCCACGAAGCTTTCAAAACGATTGTTTGTCTCGCATTCACTTAATCATTCCCAGTCCGTTTCGGTTGAATACTGAAGCAGGAACCAAGACATGTCAGCTTCGGTTTCGAACTCGAGAAAGTATTCTCTGCGTGATGCCGGAGTTACTTTGTAATTTTTCTCCAACCAGTCTCTAAATTCTTCTCTGAACTGTTCTATCTTGGTGGGTTCTACGTGACCGTTGTAGTAAGTTTTCCGGAAACATCCGGCAACTCGTCGTCCATACGGTAACCACGGCAGAAAGAATTTCTCTGAACTCATTCGTTGCCAAGTTCTTCACGCAGAGTCTTTAGTTCCGCCATCAGCGCAACTACTTCCTCGACTACTTCCGCCGGAATGTCTTCCTTTAGCACGCCGTCGTAGTCTGCTCGAATGTTGCGTATCTGGTAAGACAGGGCTTGCTTTCTCTTAATCATTTCCTTCTTCGTCATTTCAGTATTCCCCACATAAGTGACATTCCAACAAGCATTCCGATTAGCAGCGGTTTCCACCATCCAAAGAATGCTCCAACATGATAGGCATACGCTACCTTCTTTATACAGTAAATAACAGGGTTCATGTTTTATTCCAGACAGTTGTTATGTTGCTATTATACTGTCAGTTGGATAAAAAGTCAACCAATTTGTAAGTCATTGATTTGATTAGGATCGCGTAAAATTCTCTAAGTAAGAGGCGATATCGCCTGACATTAATCCTAACATAGTGGCATCTACTTCGCCATAAAGTGTAATGGAATCCTCACCTTTAAGGTAGAATGGAAATTCGAGGTATTTGTTCATTTGAAGGAATAGCTTCAAACTTTTCACTGTGCCTGGTTTGATCTTGTAGGTGTAGCTTTGGAGTTTAAGCGTTGAACTTAGGAAGGCGTGGCCCTTAGATGTTAGACGAAAACCTATTGGACTGTGCGGCGTAGTCCAAACTATTTTCATCCACTCTTTAACTGACACTTCGCTTGAAGAAAACCCTGCTTCCTTTAAAAACAATTCTGTCAATTGCCTTTTCGTTAGCATTGTTAGGGGTAGATTTGTTCCCCACCCTTAAGTAGAACCACCGTGAACTTGTCGGTTCTAAACAAAGTGTTTAGTTTCTTAGCCAGGTTAATGGCGTGTCCTCTGTTTGAGAAAGACACTTTCTTATACTTTGGTCCTGGGTAATTTACGAGGATGTTATGGGTTTTAAGGTTGATCGGCTTGTTATCGTGAAAGACGGCCCATATTCCGTCACTGCCTAATACTTGCTCTGATATGTATGTTATCTTGTTTACATGTTCTAAAATTATGCTTGGCTTAGGTCGGGACATTGGGATACTTCCTGCGTTATACATTTATTTATCCCAATAACATAGCACTTAATCAGTTTTAAATCCGCCCCCGTCAAGCTCGACTTCAGTGACAGGCTCAGCAGCAGCCCTCCTGGCATCTGTCAGATCAGCAACTCTGTTTAAAAGATCAAATATCTCGCTTTGTAGATTGCGAGCATCGTCAGCAGAAAGCGTTAGGTTCTTGCTTTGCGTTTGATTCATTGCTTTTACTTTGCGAGAGAAAGACTCTAAGTGTAAGCTCATTGTGGTATCTCAGTTAGTCGCAGAGCAGCTTCAGTTTTTGAATGGAAAGGACCAAGGTATTCGTAGCGATTTAGTGTAATCAGCTTAGGACAATACTCTAGCATGAAGCTGGTATTGTATTTGACTAGGTAGTATCCTGCGCAGTAAAAGCTTTTGCTTTTTCCCGACTTGGTATAAACAGGAAGCTTCATGCTTACGTTAAACAGCGCATTGTAAGGTTTACTGCTACAAGGGTAGCTGTTTACCTCGTTTATCTTCAGCCCTTCTTTCTTAGAAGACTTAGGTTTTGCGAATGAAATATTATGCTTGGCTTTTAGCAAATTGATGCTCACGAACTGTTCTCTCTTCTCATTGAATACATAAGTCACACCAGTAGGGGACGTTTGTATAGTTGCCACTTTTTCTCCGTCTTTTTCGACGATCCAATACTTTCCTTTTACGACCGGTGTAGCTGTTAGCATTTATTACTCCTTACATAATGCGTAGTATGTTTCGTACCTGGCTATTGCTTCGTCTGCTTCCCTTCTCAGATCTGCTAATCCTGGATGTTTTGCGAATAAGTGTTCTTCTTCGACTACATGGAATCCTGTAGTGTCAGAAGAAAGAATCACTCTTTCATCTGTAATGCTTACCCAATCTTTCCCGTCGTACACTGTTATTTGATAATTGTTTGTGTCGACCTTCATACTTCCAATGATAGGTTTTTGCCCAGGCAAAAGTTTATGTATTGGCTGGCCGAGATAAGTCCCTATATTACTATTTATCCTCGGATGACTCATTTTTCTTCACTAACGCATACATAACGTCGAACTTTTCTTTAGTGTCTTTAAGACCAGGGTGCTTCGCCATCAACGCTTCTAGCCGCTGTTCCTCGGCCATTTTGATCATTGCCCAATCAATTACGCTCGTTAAACTGTAGTCGGGCCGTATTTCAGTTATGCCGTTAGGAAGCGGGATCCAAGAATGTTGGTCCATTACTTCTAATTGATTCAACGTACCGTTCCAACGTACTATACCGGTAGTACAGCAATAAGGTGTACTGCCGCCGATAACCTGTATTCCGTTGGTGCCAACGAGGTTACTCATTGAAACTCTTCTTCTGCTGGTTCAGCAGGAGCCTTTAGAGCGTCCATGATAGCATTTCGCTCTGACCACTTAGTGTGGAGCACAACAATCTTTTCCAATGCTTCAGTTGCTTCGCGCTCGCATTCAGAAGTCCTTCCATACGAAGCATACAACCTGATTTCTTCCAGTGAGTAGATTGCTGCCTGAACAGCCTCTTCAAGCGGCTCCTTAGCAGGAGCAGAAAGAGACTCAATCTCGCGCTCGTCGAACGAAGAGGTATCTACGCCATGCTTTTCAAGCACTTCCTTGATGCGTTCAAACATCTCGTTAGTGGGCATGACCTTACCTTCAGCAACTTCTGAGAACTCGTCGGTTTCGACTTCTTTAACTTGGGTCTGACTCATATTAGAATCCTTCGATTTCTTCTTTAGTTAAACTGCGTTCGGCAAAGATATCTTTTCCGCCGTGCTCACTACATACAACTTTGATCCATCCGCCATTAGTTCTTGAACCTGGGGCGCCACATTCTTCGCAAGTTACGTAGCTCATTGCTTCTGCCATTGAGGTATATTCATGGATAGTATCGTCTCCGCCGCTGTAGTAAAAGCGAAGGCCGCCAAACTTTTCTTTAACCTGTAATACAACGACTTGAGGAACACGGGGAGGCATCTCGTCCCGATTTAGCCAGCTGTTCTTAGCCTTCTCTTCGTCCGACATCAGAGCATACTTTCTCTTACCTTTGCGAATACGCCACCTTTCGCGGGTCCGCCCTGATATATGTCCTTGAATGATGAGAGATAGGCCGTTCAGAATGTTGAACCAACCGTCGCCGGTATCAAATCCCCACACCATACAAGTTTTCATCATATCGCCATGGCGATCCTTGTATAGCTTAGGATAGTTTGCGCACAGGTATTCGTCGTATTGCTTTTTCATTTTTAGTCCTTGATGTTAACAGTTTCGAGCCTGCGAGTAGCAGTTTCTTTTGAAACCCACTGGTCTTCCCAAACAAGTCCTTTTGGCCAGCCACCGTTGCGGAAGTTCTTGTTGAACTCACGAGCCTTTTGAACAGCATCTTCCATCGAAGGTGCCTTAACCGACAGCTTGTGCTTGACAGTTAGCACGACTTCGAATTCCTCTTCTTCGGCAGGCGGTGTATAGTCTAACTCACCGCTCATACCTTCGACATAATCTTCGTCGCCGGCTTCGCTTAGGTTCATACCTTCGACATAATCTTCGGTGGTGTCGTCCATCTTCGGGAAAGGCCACACAGCAGCAGGAGAAAGACCTAGCACTTCTTGTTCAGCGTCTTTGATCGGAGTGTGACTATGAACGAATGTCATGTGCACTACACGACGAGCGATGTCGAGCATTTCATCTTCGCTGCCGACATCAGTGTACGCGACATCATCGTATGCGATGAACTTGTCGACCTTACGGCGATCTGCTTCCATGCCGTATTCGGCGATCCAGTCGGGGCTAGTCCAACGGAAGACCTGATTGTCTTCGTCAATGTGGATTTCGATCTGATAAACCTCCTGAGTCTTACGGCTCGCAATACAGCCACCGAGCTCGTGTCCTTCGATGTCGCTTATGTCAATGTATTGCCCGTCCGGAAAACAATCCCACAGGTATTCGGATCCACCACAGATGCGGCTATCAACTGCTTTTAGAAATTGCTTGAGTTTCATGTTTCTTCCTTTTCTTGGTTAGTATTCTTACACAATAAACAGCCAGTTAGTAAACCATTTTCAATCAATACGTCAATTGCTGCCCGAATAACTATTCCTGCTTTAGCAGGCTCCCACCCTCCCAACCGAAAGTTACTGTTAGGAGCGTTTCTAATACTTCGTTCGACGATTTGACTTGCTAATTCTGAGGAATCCATTTTTATACTTTCGGGCACGGAGTACCTAAGACTGCTGCATAAGTCGAAGACTGTTCGCTAAGTTTCACGAGGTTGTGCTTGCCGCAGAACTTTAAGAAATGCGCGCCGACCATTGAGTTTGTTCTCGGCGTTGACGCATTTGCTACAGTTTCTTTAATGATTTCCTTAATGTCTTCCGGCTGCGCCGTAAGGTCTACGAGAGTGACATTCCTGTTGTAGTCGTCGAGCACCTTGTGTTCTTTACCATCTGGATCAACCCACCGTTGAAGCATTAGGTTGTTCCACGCAAACCCTTGGTTGCCACGATCAGAAAATGCTTCGATGAGCCCTGTCTTGTTTTTGCTTCCTTTAGTGCGGACACCAGGATATGCGCTAAAAATGTTGTCGGTTGGGTCGCCTCGCATACACTTCTCAAACAAGATAAACTTAGGATCTGGCGCTGCCTTGGGCAGCTTAGTTTTCTTATCGAGAACCGGCTTGCCTTTGTGATCGTAAATCCCTGTAATGGTATGTAGCTCGCGTGTTACTCCGTTAAACTGAGTAACGTTTTCTGCAAGCAACTGATGGAAGTCTGAGTCCGAACTGTTAATCACATGCTCGTCATCTGGATGAGCTTGTATGAACCCAGCAATCAAATCGTCTGCTTCGAGCTGTTCATGCTGAAGCATAGTTACATTGGCGTGGTCGTAAAGGAAACTAACTAAGTCGGTGTATCCAGCGAAGAACGCCGCAGCTTCTTTTTTCTCTGCTTCGGACTTTGCTGCTCGCTTAACAACTCGGTCGGCCTTATACTTAGGGTAGTAATCTTTTCGCCAGCTTCTGCCTTCAAGAGCAATAACTACGTGATCAGCGTTCTGGTCACGGAATGCTGCTGCGATGGATTGGAGAGTAGAATGTAATGCGAACGAAACTTTTTCTTCGAGGTCAGATCCACGTGCTGCTGTGTGGATACAGCGGAAGAAAGTGTTCATAGCATCAACGTGTATAAATTTAGTCATGCTATATAGTAACACCTATTAGCGATAAGGTCAAATCTTTTGGTTAACCCAAATCACCTGTTGTTTTTACGGTTTTCTGGGTCAGCTTGCTCTTGTTCATAAGTTTCTGCTA